TGGAGATCAGCGCATGGCAGCCAGCCACGCTTGGAATGTCGTGGTAGGCTTCATGCAGGGCAACGCGCGACACGCCCTGCTTGCTGGCCTTTTGGAGATGAATCTTGGTGACGTTGCCATGTCTCCATTGCGTGACTCCGAGTCAAATACGGATGCAGACTTTCAGCGCTTCATCTATGCCCAAGAGATGGGCAAGACCATGGCTGCCCGTGCTCAGGGTCAGATGATCACTGAAGGCGGAGGACAGTCTCCTGTCTTTGGAGATGCCAACTTCAAGCCACAGTTTGTTCCTAGTGCTACTGAGGCAGACGTTGCTGCTGCCAACTCGATTGGTAACGTGCTTGATGTTCTTGCTGTCACTCCTGTTGGTGGTGCGCTTGAGAAAGCAGGAGCCGCAGCAGGTGGCGCGATGTTCAAATACGTCATGCCGACAGCCTTGGCTAACACTGCGATCAAGGCAGGTTTCACTGGCGCAAGAGTGGCTGGCACAGCCCTTGATGAGGCTTCCAAGCTGGTCTTCAATCAAATCACAAAACTAACTGAAGCTGTAGGTGAAGGTGCAGTTACCAATGCTGGGAAAGCTGTCTCAAATTACACTGCAAAGGCAGTTATGTATGGTGGGTTGTTCTCCGGCCCTGGAGGCTATCTTATTGGCACATCGCTAGCCGGAAAAGCATTGCGAGCTGGAGGTGAAGTTGGAGGCGCAATTATGGCTGGTCTTGAGGAAGGTGGAGTGCGCGCTTCGCTTCAGGCTTTATCCGAAAATGAGCTAAAAGCAGCCACTATCCGCACTGCTGCTCGCATGGCTGCTGCGATTGCCCCTCCGGATGTAGCATTCAGTGCAATGAAAGGCATTGTGGACTCCATGGCAACCACAGGAGCTACCATGGGGACGCTTAACGCGATGAGCGCTTGGGCATCGAACGATGACCCAGTGAAAGCATTTGCTGAAGGTATGGCAAGCGGAGCTGGCTTTGGCTTGTCCTTCGGAGCCATGCACGCTCCCTTTGGCATGACGGGCCAAGACAAGGTGAAGCTTGCCAACATGTTCGATAACGACATTCGCGGCAGAGAGCTGACCAAATCCTTCAATGTCACCCAACCCAGCGGTCACGTTGAGACTGCTACATTTAACGACCTTCAAGGTCGCATTGATCTTTTCAATCGTGAAGACCTGTCTGCCCGCCAGAAGGCTTTGGTTCTCTCCTTAACCCAAGGTCACGAGCGTGGCGGAGGAACATCAATCTTCGTTGATGGCTCTCCAGAGAGTGCTGCGCTGATGGAGAAGATTGGCTTTGGTGGAACCAAGGGAGTTCATTTCTTTGATGGTGCTGATGGCAAGAGCACGATCATCATTGACCCCAAGCACATTGATCCTGCCACTGCTGCTGAAGAAGTCATGCACAGCTTGTTCACGGAAAACATCCGTAAAGAAGTTGTGCAGGGTGTACAGGCTGGCCTCAAGGCAGAAAACCCTGCACAGGCAGTGGATGAGATCAGTAAGTTTGGAATGCGCTACGCCGCAGAGATGGAAGCCGCTGGTCATCCTGAGCGTGCCGCAGAGATGCGCGATAACATTACCCAGGCTCTTGATCCCGCAGTTCCCATGGACGTCAAGCTGGGGATGCTTGATGGTGTCATCAACGAGTATGCCAGCAACTATGTTGGTGCTGCCGTACACGGCATGAAGCCTGACATCTTTCTGGAAGGCAACATCAGAAACATCTGGGACAAAGTTTGGGACAAAACCGTTTCCAACGTGCTGTCTACTTTTGACTTCACTAAGAACGGACTCACTAAAGATCCGATCAAGGGACACTTCTTTGATGAGAAGGGCAAGCGTGTCATCATGCCCGAGATGGAGGGCCTTGTAGGCCGGTTTGTGGATGCAGTGCGTGAGGGTCGTGGAGAGATCGCATCCAAGGATACCGTTGATGGCGCTCACTACGTGGACGTACGCACAAGCAAGCCGTATTCGTCTCCGGAAGACTTTGTGGATGGCAGGCCCACAACACTCAAACAAAAGAAGGAGATACTCAAAAGCATCTACGAGCAGAACATTGCTGCTGCATCTGCGATTGATCCAAACCTGATCGTCATCGCTGATCCTGCTACTGTTGAGTCTGGAATGCTTGGTGGCAAGGTAGATAATCTTAAGAACAAGCAGGTGCTGTTTTCAAGAGGTCTTCCTGACGCATTCTTTACGCACTTGTCAGCCCTTGAGGTGAATGGAAAGAAGGTCTACACACCTGAACAAATCGAGGCACTCAAAAGCTCTAATGAGGCCATGAAAGCAGGACACATCGTAATGAGCGATGCTTGGCATGACATTCGTCGCACAAAAGGCGACCGCAGTGAAGTTTATTACGGACGCACCAATCGTCCTGTGCTTCCTGTATCTTGGCAGCAAACCGAAACTGGAGGGCTGCTACTGAATCAAATTGATATTGGCCGCGTCTGGAATCAGATGCGCTATTTTGCCAAGCACGAGCCAAAGCTGCGGGCAGAGCTTGCAAGCAAGGACATCCGCACGTTTTCTGATGTCATTCCGTACATTCAGCGGTACTTTGACAACTACTCTTCTGGCGCACCAAAACCTGCCGCCAAACTTGAAGGCTTTAGCGAAACACTGCGTGATGGGATCAGCCGTGCTTTGGACATTAAGAACCGCAAGGCATTTGCTGCTGAAGACGCTGCTCGATTTGCTAACGAGCACACATTCGATACAGAAGGATTCCCATCGCAGCCGCAACCGAAAGTTACAGTCAATGGCATTGAGCGTGAAGTGAACCGTGATCGTGTCAGTATGCAGGCCATACGTTCTGATCGTATCCTTGGCCTGAATGACTTCACGGTTGACGGCTTCAACGTGCCGATCAAGTACGACCCAGGACTTGCGATGAATCTGATTCGCGCCAACTTTGCTCCTGGCTCAACGACACGCGAGAAGATGCCCAATGGTGAAGTACTCACCGACAAGGTGACAGGCAATCGGATCGTAGTCAGCAAGACCGGCAAAGCCTCCCTCTACGAAGGTGATCGCCGCAGCATCTACGGAAGTGTGGACGAGGCTATTGCTGCCGCAGACAAGCGTTCTGTTGCCAGCTTTGCGCCGAGGAAGAAATCGGCTGAGGAATACTCCAAGTTTGTGGAATCATTCCCACAGACATCCAAAATGTCTTCTATCGAAAAGGATGTTGCGCTGCGGAATTGGATGCGGGAAAACTCACAGGCAACGTCATTTGAGCTTAGAGGGCTTGGAAAAAAAGACCTTCTCGATCTTCAAGAGGCAATTCGCAAAGCAAAGCCATCTACAGTAAACCAAACTGTTAAATCTAGTGAAGAGTTCAGGGCCAAGGTCAAGGCGCATGATAGCCTGATGGCCAAGATTCGTTCTGCTTACAAGAATGCTGGAGAAAGCGTCATTAAATCAGAAGCGACACAGATGCCTGTTGCAACACGCATCGCAGACACCATGGACTCCCTGGCTCACAAGCCAGAGGCCAGCAACCAGTCTATTGCTCTTGCTGTAGACAAGGCTTACCAGGCTGGAGAGATCCCGCTTGAAACTGTTCACGCCACCAAGGCCAAGCTGGCTGAAGCTGTTGATGACAGCTACGTTGCCAAGCGTTACGAGGCTATGGGCGTTGCCAAAGGTGAAGTGCAGCCCGAACCTGTAAGCAAACCTAACAAGTTGCCGGAGGTTGAGCCAACACCCGAGGAATCCTCGGCAGTTGATGCCAAGCGTCACGATACGGAAGTCATTCTGCGCAGCAAAGAACTGCAACAGAATCGCGGCCTTACCGAGAAGCAGAAGGCCATGTATGCTGAGAAGGCAGACAAGCAGATGGTTCGCATGGATGAGCAGACCAACCGGATGCTTAACAATGCCAGAGCTGAAGCCTTGGCTCAAGGCAAGCAGGCCATGCAGCGCACCGAGCAGGAGCGCATCACTTCCCGTAGAGAAGGCTTTATTGAGGCATTCAAGACTCAGGCTGAGGCAAAGGCTGAAGCTAAGAAATACCTTGAAGAAGAAGCTGCCGCAGAACGCAAAAAACTTGCAGCACAGCGTGAGTCTGACACAACGGCCCGCCAAGAGTCCAAAAAGAAACAGGCGCAGTCTCTTGAGGAGCGCAAGCAGGGCTTCAAGGAGGCCTTAACCGAACGTGATGCAGCCAAGGCAGAGGCAAAGAAATATCTTGCAGAAGAACGTGCTGCTGAACGCGCAAGGATTGCTCAAGAAAAAGAAGCCGCAGACAAACTTGCCGCAGAAAACAAGGCAAAGCGCAACGCTGCTCTTGAAGACCGCAAGCTTGGGTTTGAAGAACTTCTGAAAGAGAAAGCCAAGTCTGAGCGCGAGTATCAACGTGATCTCAAAAAGAACCTTGATCGCTCAGAAAAGGCTCAGAAGTTCCATGCTGAAGCTGCTGCAGCTCGCGCTGCGGAAGATGCCAAGCTGGCTGAGAAAGAAGCTATGCGTGTCAAGCTCCGCACCATTGAGAACGAGAAGCATGTCAGAGCAATGGAGGAACTTCTCAAGGCGCATGATACTGCTTCGCTTGGAGAAACAACACCCGCAGGAACGGAAGTTGTAGACGTAAAGATCCCGCACAACATCAGAATCGTCATTACACCAGCCCGTAGGTTCCGTGTGTATCTGCCCACTGGATCACTGGTTGGAGTTAGCGACACTTACAAAGAAGCCCTCAAAACAGCACAACGCAATGCCCCTAAAAAAGTCACCGTCCGATAAGGCTTTCACCTCAAATTTGAAAGCAGAACTGCAGGCAGGCAAGTCGCAGAGGCAAGCTCTTGCCATTGCGTATAGCGTTCAGAAAGAAGCTGCTAAGAAAGAGAGCGCAACTAAAATGAAAAAATAACTTGCTGTTTCTGCTTAAAAGTTCTGTCTTGTTGCAACGGCACACGCCGCCCAATACCAACAAACATGAAAACAGCAAAAATAGCACAGTTAGCAGACCTCGCAGACGGACAGCTCATCGGCGAGATGACCTTCAAAATCAAGAAGGTGTTCCCAGCCAGAACAGGCGAAGGCCAGTATGGCCCTTGGAGCGTACAGAACGCAATCGTGGTTGATGACACTGGAGAGATCCGCGCCAGCTTCTGGGGTGATGGCAGTGAGCCTTTGCGCGGCCTTGAAGGACACAACGTGCAGGTCAAGTCCGTTGCTGGCAAGCGTGGCCTATCCGGCCTGTCTGCCAAGGCCAATAAGAAGGACAGCACAATTGAACTGGATGTAAAAGCATCTGCTTCCATTCGATCCTTAACAGAAGATCCAGCCACAACAATTCCGGCGACCCACACTCCTGCGATTGTCGTTTCGAAGAACCCACAGGTTGCGATTGATCGCATCAAGCAGTCTGCTGCGCTGTATGAGACATGCCTGAATCACGCAAGCAAGCTTAAGGAAGGATACGATCTTTCTGACGAGCACTTCCAAGCCATCTGCGCCTCACTGTACATCAGTGCAGACCGAGCTGGGTTGTCTGCTTGCTTTCCTGTAGAGGCTCCTGCTGTGGTTCCTGCTGCACCCAAGGATGAATTTGAAGCGGAGGCAGGCTGGTAATGAAGAAGCTGTTCATTGTACTGGGAATTCTCCTGTTACTTTGGATGGCATCATTTGATCATCACCACGAATGAATCAACGGCAAAAAGGGGCGCGAGGAGAACGTATGTGGCGTGATGAGTTGCGTGCGGCTGGCTTCACCGCAAGGCGGGGTCAGCAGTTCGCAGGTGGTACAGACAGTCCTGATGTCATCTGCGAGGAGCTAAAGAACCTTCATATGGAGGTGAAGTTCGTAGAGGCTCTCAACCTTCAGAAGGCTACAGAGCAGGCCATCAGAGATGCTGGCCCGCGCAAGGAGTGGATGGTTGTCCACAAGCGCAACCGTACACCCTGGCTCGTGACAATGAGCAGCGAGTTGTTCTTCAAGCTTCTAAAAGACGGCATGGATTGTTTAAACAAATGAATATAATAAAAATACCAACAGAAAAGTTTCCAAATTGCGAAGTAATGTGGCATTACATTGATGGAAGTACTGGTCTAAGGCCGCATTACAAATTCTGGGTCAGAAATGGGGAAGAAAGATTCCCTTGGATGCGCCTAGATGCTGGGCCACAATATCCTGTAGGTGCTGGACAGCTTACACTTGAGGAAGTTGAGAAAGATGCTCGCGGCTGGATTGCTCAACAAGAGGCTTCTTGGGAAAGATACCTCAGCCTGCCGAAATAATTACAACCTAGCAGGGGCGCGACTGTGGCAACGCGCAATTTAATGATATATGAGAAAACGAGTACCTAAATTTAAATATACAAGATCAGACGTTGAAAGCGTTGAATTAATCAATAAACTCCCAAAGGCACATCGGCCTATTGTGGGAAGAATTGTTTGGTGGGATGGATTTAGCCAGCGCTTAGTTGGAAAGCGGACAACAGCATTTGATCATTGGTTAGTTTTTGCTCCGGAACCAGAGCATGTATGGCAGGAGGTTGTGCAATCTCTTGTGAAGGTGGGATACCCTGAAGACATCGCCACTCGGAAGGTGCGTCCCAAGTTTCAGAAGCCTGTAAACAAGAAGGAGGTCTCCAGTGCAAATTAAGACGACCCTGTGCGTGGAAAACACGCTGTGGCTTGAGAATGCCATTTATTGCGAGAAAAAGATGCTGTTCGCTGTGGTCGTACCGGAAGGTGTAGACATACGGGTAGAAAGGGCCATAGCGGGCTCACAAACAGGGG